AGCAACTATGGTCATCCAGAGAAGGCCGATGATCAGGAATGCCGGAATGGCTGCAAAGGCCCATTTGACCATAAAACCTACCATTGACATGAAAGGTATATCAAAATCACTAACTTTTATTTTTTCATTTTCTGACATATTTTATACCTCCTAAGTTTTATAAATATTTATGCCTGCCATGTGTTTGCCATGCCCCGCCTTGTTCCGCCGGAGTAGATTTTTCATGGCTAATCTCCTTATTGTGTTTTAAAAAAAATCTAGTGAATGAGATTAGTTCCTCTGTAAAAAGTATATGGCTTCGGTTTATTTCATCCCAACCGTCTGCATTTGCATTCCGATGATAACCTTTCCACTTAGAGTGGCAATCATTACATATTATTTCATATCTTCTATGAGTGTTATCATCCCAGCTACTACGGTTATCGGTAACTAAAATAACGCCACCATTTATTCTATTATCATAAAATTGATCCCGTTCATGAATTATTGGAGCATTACACACAAGACATTTCGCTTCACAACTTTCTCGTAAGCTATTACAAATTTTATTATCAACTCGTCCAGCAAATATGGCACGAATGGTGAAGGCAACAAATTCACATCCGTTATTAATTCTGCTAGGTAGTCTATAAAAGAATGGTTCTGAGTTCTGATCAGACAGTCTTGTGCCTGACAGTCCCCACCATTGGATGTCACCAACGTGTTTTGCGTTGCGTTCTACATTACCATATTTTGATTCTATGTGATCGGCATGTTTTCGATCAATCGGATCTATACAACACCCCATCCAACTTGAGTTTGTGACAAACCTTTCACGGTTGAAAGAAAGGCTTTTAGATTTAGCAACTAAAAACCTCAAATCTGGTTCAGTATAGCAACTACTATAAGGCCAGTTGTTATTTCCCCATCTAAGCATCTTCAAGCTCCTCGACTTTTTGAAGTGTTAATTGTAAGCGTTCTGACGCTGCGGTTTCCTCTATTTTCATTTTCAACAAATAGTCCCGCTCATTCCTTTTTTCTTCGTTGATTGTTTTTTGGAATTCCAGTTCAACATTGGCCGTTTTGATAATTTGTTCCGATAGATAGCAAATTCCTTCAATTTCTTTTGAAGTTACTTTTTTATCTATAAAAAGATCAAGGGCAGTAAACAGTCTATCTCTTAGACCTTGTGATGTCCTGTTGTTATCCATAATTATTTCCTCATAGTTGTAATATCAGTAAAGTCCTTGTCCATCCATTTTTTTACTTTATCATCAGATTTTCCAAGCTCTAACTCGGTCCGCTTATTTTCAAGCTCCACTCTTATTGAATAGATAGTCTGTGCTGACATTTGGGTAATAGTTTTCGCTCTTTTTGGGTCTCCGCCTTTTTTTCGGAACAAATCCATTTCTTTAAATAATATTGTTCTAATTTCTTCAATTGGTGTCATTTCTATTCTCCCTTTTTCTTGTTAAATAATCTTGGATTGCCCTTCTGATAATTTCAGAGATCGGTACTCCTGATCTCTTTTTTTCTTCATCAAGCCGTTCTTTCATTTCTTGTGTGATTTGAAGACTGATATTTGTCATATTACCTCCTTTTTTTTATGGCTTGCTTAATGACAGTGGTTTTCTTGCATCCTTTGGCTCGCTTATTAATAATGGGTTTCTTCACAGCAATGGCTCGCTTGCCCATATTGGTTTTCTTGTTTTTTTTGGCCTCTTATTAAATAAGATTATATTAAAAAAAATAAAAGTCAATAACTTTTTTATCATATTTTGAAAATATTTCATTTCATTACATTTCTTTAATATTCATAATATTTCTAAGTATCTAAAATTATTAGTGCTTTTTTACTTTACAAAGTCGAAAAGAGTCCTGTAAACTTTCGACAATAAGCTTATTAATTTCAAAAAAGGCGGACCTTTGGGCTTTACAAAGTATCTCAAGCGACTGTTTAACCTGTCATGGACTGACGATAAAGCTTGGTCTCCAAGCTTCTGGAACCTCTTCGGGTCTCAATCTCAATCAGGGGAGAATGTCACTGAGCAGACGGCCCTAACTTATTCGGCTGTCTGGAATGCGGTTTCTCTGATCTCCGGCACTGTCGGGTCCCTTCCCCTCCATTTATACCAATCAAAAGACCGCGGCAAAGAATATGCCCTGAAGTCACCGCTGTACGATATCATGCACAATAAGTGGAATCCGTACATGACTGCCATGCAATGCCGTGAATTAATGATGAGTCACATACTGACGTGGGGCAATGGTTATGCTGAAATAGTGAGGGATGGTTATAATCAGGTTATTGAGCTTTGGCCCATAACTCCGAATCGAGTGAAAATCAAATTTGAGAACAAAGAACTCTATTATGAAATAGAAGTGAGTGGTGAATCTGTTACCCTGCCGAGAGAGAAGATTCTACACGTTGCCGGTTTAGGATTTGACGGTTATCAAGGCTATTCTGTTATTTCTATTGCTCGGAAATCCATTGGTCTTGGTATGGCAATGGAGACTTTCGGCAATTTATATTTCAAAAATGGTACTTATCCCGGTCTTATCGTATCACACCCCGGTCATCTGAAAAATCCTGATAATTTAAGAAGAGCCTTAGAAACCAAATATGCCGGTCTCGGTAATGCGAATAGATTAATGCTCCTGGAAGAGGCTATGAAGGTTGAACGTCTTGAATTTAGTCCTCAAGATTCCCAATTCCTTGAAGGCAGAGCCTTTCAGATTCCTGAAATAGCCAGATGGTTCAATCTGCCCTGTCATAAACTAAAGGATCTGAGCAAGTCATCCTTTAACAATATTGAGCAAGAACAAATATCTTTTGTAACGGATTCTATTCTGCCCTGGCTGATACGGTTAGAGCAATCTTATTACCACCAACTGCTAAACGAACGCGAACGTCGAACAGGACACTATTTTAAACACATCGTAGAGGGTTTACTGCGTGGTGATACGAAGGCCAGGGCGGAATTTTACCAAATAATGGTCAATATTGGGGCAATGACACGAAACGAAGTACGTGAGAAAGAAGATTTGAACCCTGTTGATACTCCTCTTGCAGATGAATTATTTATCATGACCAACATGATGCCACTCAGCAAATTTGAAGAATACATAGATAATATGATTGCTAAAGGTGAGGATGTGCAGGATCAAAATCATCTGAAAAAAGATAATCTGTTGGATATGAGAACCAGAAGGAGCTTAGAAAGATGAAAAGATACAGTATGTTCCACCCATTAAGGGCATCAGCGAAAAAAGAGAAAGAGGAGAATGAAACAATCCTCTATATATATGATGAGATTGACGAATTTTGGGGGATATCTGCAAAAGATATAGTGAAAGAAATAAATGCTGTCAAGTCAGGGACCCTGCATATCAGGCTTAATTCTCCTGGTGGTGCTGTGTTTGATGGTATAGCCATTGCTAATGCAATTAAGCAGCAGAAGGTTCACACAGTGACTCATATTGATGGTTTAGCGGCGTCCATATCTTCCGTTATTGCTGTGGCAAGTGATGAAATAAGAATGTCTGACAATGCGTTCCTTATGATTCACGATCCTTGGTCTATTGTTATGGGTACGGCAAAGGATATGCGACAAGAAGCTGATTTGCTCGATAAGGTCGGAGAGCAGATAAGAAATTCATATATGAGGTCTTCTGCAATAGAAAAAGAACAGGTTGAAGAGTGGATGAAGGCCGAAACGTGGTTTACTGCTAAAGAAGCTCTGGAATATGGGCTGATAGATATAGTTGAAGAAGATAAAAAGAATGTTGAGAACAAAGCGTTTGATTTATCTGTTTTCAGCAATGTTCCTAAACAACTGCAACTGAAAGAAAAAGAAAATATTACAGAGCGTGAACTAGAGAAAGCCCTGCGGGATGCCGGGTGTTCTCGAACTCAGGCAAAAGAAATATTGGCCACGGGATTGCGTTCTGAGCGGGATGCCCAGGACGATATCAAGTTATCTGCTGTGCGGGATGCCCAGCCGAAACCTGATACCTCTCAGCGGGATGTTGAGAAGCCAAAGGGACAAGAGGCGATAAAAAGAAGAGATAAAGCTATTGACCTGATAATGCAGGCAAAATTAGTAACTTTATCATAAAATTTTGGAGGTAGTATGAAAACTATTACGCAATATCGAGAGGATATAAAGAATTTGATGCAGTCCGCAGCCGATATTGATGCAAAGTGCGTAAACGAAGATAGAGACCCTACTGAATCTGAGTTAACTCTGAAAAATGAGATTATGGATACAGTCGAGGAATATGAGAAGATCGTTACAAGCATGGAGCGTCAGGAAAAGCTGCATAATAAGATGAAGAAACCCCAGGAATCGTTGACACGGCCTGATAATATCGAAAAAACCTCAATCAAGACGGTGGATCTTCGGTCAAAGGACACATTTAAGTCGTTTGGCGAGCAATTGGCGTCTGTTATCAATGCAGTGAGGCCGGGTGGTAAGATTGATCCGAGGCTTTATAATGCTGCGGCTTCGGGATTGAGCGAAACCATTGCTTCTGATGGTGGCTTTCTGGTTCAGTCTGATTTTACGAATGAATTGCTACAGGACGTGTTTACAACTGGTGTTCTTGCATCAAAATGTCGCAGGCAGCCGATTTCTGGTACTTCTAACGGCATTAAAATAAATGGTGTAGACGAAACCAGCAGGGCTTCTACCAGGTATGGCGGAATTTTGGGCTATTGGTTAGACGAAGCCGGTGAAAAAACTGAGACCAAGCCGAAATTCAGGCAAATTGAACTGTCTTTAAAGAAACTGATCGGACTTTGCTATACGACCGATGAGTTGCTTCAGGATGCGGCTGCTCTTGAATCGTTCATTAAGGGTGCCTTTGCCGGTGAGTTTGGTTATCTGATTGATGATGCCATAATCCGGGGCACTGGTGCCGGCCAGCCACTCGGCATTTTAAATGCTGGCTGTCTTGTGACACAGACTGCTGAAACAGGACAAGATCCTGATACTGTTGTCACCGAAAATATTGTAAACATGTATAGCCGTAGATTTGCTGCGCAGACTCAGAATTATGCCTGGTATTATAACCAGAATATTGAGCCTCAGCTCTTTACTATGTCTTTGGCTGTTGGTGCTGGCGGTTCTGCTGTTTATATGCCTCCTGGCGGATTGAGTGACGCTCCGTATGGTCGAATATTAGGTTTGCCAGCTATAGCGATTGAGCAGGCTTCAACGCTCGGTGATCTTGGCGATATTATCTTAGCCAATTTCAAGGACGGTTATATTTTAGCTGAGAAAGGCGGAATACAGTCTGCAATGTCCATTCATGTAAGATTCGTCTATGACGAAAGTCTGTTCAGGTTTGTACTACGTATAGACGGACAGCCACTCAGGGCATCAGCTTTAACACCAGCACAAGGTTCCAGCACTCAAAGTCATTTCATTACGCTGGCAGCCAGATAAAAGGAGGTTCTAATGTTACCAGAAAATTATCATATAGTACCAATATGGCAGGATGGCGATATGAGTGATACTCTCACTGGTGATTCTGTCAATATGAAGAATTACCATGATTGTACTTATATCCTTACGTTCGATACTCTCGGTACTGAATCGAGTGTATTGACTGTTTATTCAGGTACGGATGCGGCGGCAACTACGTCCGCATTATACTTCAACTATGCGTTTGGCGGGGCGGCAATAGGAACTGCTGTTGCAGGGTCTACAGCGTCATGCGATGTGTTGGCTGCTTGGACTAATGCCAATACATTGACTATTACCCATGACGCATATGACAACTATATGCTCGTTGTTTGTGTCGATGCCGCGAGTATGGATATAGCTAATTCGGAAGAATGGCTGACTCCTGTATTAACTGATCCTGGCAATGCGACAGGTACGGTTGACTGCATTGCCTTACTCAGACCGAGATATAAATCGGCTCGTGGCGGAACTGCATTAGCCTAACCTTGGCATTAACTGAGGCGGCCTTCGGGCCGCCACAACCAAAAAGGAGGTACATGTTATGCCTTATTACAATAAATCAACAAGAGACGTTGCCGCTGCTGTTGGGCTTGGCCTGAGAGTAGACAGGGCGACTCAAACAATTCCGCAGAGCACAAATTATGACATTTTTGATGTTCATGGTATGTGCCTGGTGACTTTACTTGTTGGCGAATGTACAACAACTGTTGGTGGGGCTTATACTGCGACCCTGACGTTTGATCCTACAACTGGTACGACCGCTAACCTTGCTGCTGCTACTGATATTGGTGCATGGGAGGAGGGCGATATTTGTTTTATAACCGGAACGATAGGAGATAATATTCTTCCTGCCGCTAATGCTTCCAGTTCTGATGCCGGTTTTACTTCAATAATTCTTAATGGCGACGGTGTAATTAATCTAGCAGGT